TCTTTCTTACGAATCTAAAGGTATGGATGGAATCTTCCAAAAAGAAGTTCCATATACAAAAGAAATTACATTAAAAAACTTTCAAGGAAAAAATTTAGGTCTACCAGAAAAAACATTTGATTATATGCTTCTCTGGGATACTAAAAACTATAGTGTTGGCATTTGTTCTTGGGATGATTGTATTAAAAATGCAAAACTTAAAGATGCAAATGTTGCATTTACTGTAAACCATAGTGATATTACTTTTTTGGCAAAAAATGTATCGCCAGTAAATAAAGGTGATTTTGCTGCTAAACTTTATCAATTGATTAAGGAATCGGTATGAAAGTAACTCAAAAACAATTAAAAACTTGTTTAAGGTATCCTGGCGGCAAGTCCCGTGCTTGCGTTAAGATGGACCCATATTTTCCAGATCTTCGTAATTACAAAGAATTCCGAGAATCCTTTCTTGGTGGTGGAAGCGTTGCGATTCATATCACGAAGAAATATCCTCACCTAGATATTTGGGTGAATGATCTTTACGAACCTCTTGTAAATTTCTGGCAACAACTCCAGATGTTTGGTATTGAACTTACCAATATTCTTACAGATCTTAAAAGCACTTATAATACTCCAGATAAAGCAAAAGAACTTTTCTTACTTTCTAAGGAGAGGATTAATGATAAGGATATGACTGATTTTTGTCGTGCCTTTTCATTTTATATTGTCAATAAGTGTTCTTTCAGTGGTCTCACAGAAAGTTCATCGTTTTCAGCACAAGCTTCCAACTCCAACTTTTCAATGCGTGGAATTGAGAAACTTCCAGAATATTCAAAATTGATTGCTAATTGGCGTATAACTAACTATTCCTATGATTATCTGATGGATGGAAGCAAAGATGCTTTTATGTATCTCGATCCTCCTTATGACATTAAGGATAATCTCTATGGCAGAAAGGGATCAATGCACAAAGGATTTGATCACGATAAGTTTGCTGCTGATTGCAACAGTAATAATATGGATATGTTAGTAAGTTATAATACAGATCAGTTAGTAAAGGCACGTTTTCTTGGTGGAAAATGGACTGCTGCCGAGTTTGATCTGACTTACACCATGCGATCTGTTGGTGATTATATGCGAGAGCAAAAACAACGTAAAGAACTACTGCTTTTTAATTATGGAATTGAAGGACTGGTTAAACTCGATCAATCAAACCAAGAATCATCTGATTGATGAGGATCCTTCGCTTGAGAAGGAATATGCACCTTATATTATCAATCGTTGCTTATCTGGTCATATTGATTGTATTATGTATGCAAATGAAATGAATCGTTATCATTTTCTCTCAAAGAAGATGCAGTATGATTTTTTTATAAATAGTCTGAGGAAAAAGAAGAGATTTTCTCCCTGGCTCCGTCAAGATAAAATCAAAGACCTTGATTATGTTAAACGTTACTATGGTTATAGTAATGAAAAGGCAAAACAATCTTTGAGGATTCTTACTAAAGAACAACTTAATTTTATAAAATCAAAATTTGAAACTGGAGGAAAAAAATGAGTGTCGTTCAAGAACCTGAAGTGAAGTGGACGCCCGATCAAATGGTGGAAGTGATTCTCAATGAACCTGACGACTTTTTGAAAGTTCGTGAGACTTTGACCCGCATCGGAGTGGCTTCAAGGAAGGAAAAGAAAATCTATCAATCTTGCCATATTCTTCACAAGCAGGGTAGATATTACCTCGTTCACTTTAAAGAATTGTTTGCTCTAGATGGCAAACATGCAAATCTAACTGTGAACGATGTTCAGCGTCGCAATCGTATTGCCCAATTAATTGCTGATTGGGGTTTAATTGAGATCGTGGATACTACAAAAATTCAGGATATTGCTCCTTTGAATCAAATCAAAGTCCTTGCCTACAAAGACAAGGGAGATTGGATTCTAGAAACCAAGTATAATATTGGTGCTAAAAAGAAAAAGGTGGAAGAAACCGAATGATTTTGTAGGGAGTTCAACACTCCCTTTTTTTGTGTCTTTGGATATATAATTTTAAGGACGCCGAAAGGGTCCACAAAAAACAAACTCGCTTTTAAAGGAGATACTATAATGACTAACCTTACAAGGTATACTGCTTCGGATTTGCCTGCCTTGATGGACAGGATTACTCGACACAGTATCGGAATGGACGAGTATTTTGACCGTCTATTCAATATTCACGAAACTACTTCTAATTATCCACCTTATAATTTGGTTCAATTGAGTAGTGTTGAATCAAGACTAGAACTCGCACTTGCTGGATTCAAAAAGAAAGAAGTCTATGTGTACACTCAAGATGGTAAACTTTTTGTAGAAGGACAGAAGGAAGACAAAGAAACTGATAACAAGTATGTGCATAAAGGTCTAGCACAAAGAAGTTTTACACGGTCATGGACACTTTCTGATGACACAGAGGTTAAATCTGTTGACTTTGAAGATGGACTTTTAAGCATAACTTTAGGTAGGATAGTTCCGGATCATCATAAGAGAAAAGACTATCTCTAAATAAAATAAAAAATGAAAACTTTTCAACAATTCATTGAAGAATCTAAAATGAATCCCATCAAGATTATTAATTATCCAATGGCAAAACCAAATTTAGGGTTACCAAAGGGTAAAGCGTATGCTAAAAAATCTTCTTCAAGTGCTGGTGGAAATGGTGGAGACTAAATAATAATTGAATATCGTCGCCGCAGGGAGGTAACTGGCAAAATCCAGTAACACCTCCCCTTTTTAATGGTTTTTATGGTATAATACGTATAGGAGCAATAAAAAAAGTGTCAATAAAAGTAATTTTGTTAAGGTCTGGCGATCAGATTATTACTGATGTTAAAGAAGTAATCTCCGAAGATAAACCAGTAGCATACCTTTTTACCAACCCACAGAAAGTAACAATTAATAAACCTTTCTTGATTTCTGAACAAGATGATGAAAGGTCTTATGAAATTACTTTTTCACAGTGGATGTTACTGTCCGCAGACAAAGAAATAGCAGTTCCAACTAATTATGTTGTGACAATTGTTGAACCGATAGATAGTGTTAAAGAAATGTACTTGGAGAAAGTAAATGGAACAAATAATTAAGTGTCTTCTTCTCAAGAATGATACCGTTTTAATTTCGGAAATCGTGGAAATAGGATCTGAACTTGGGGAACCTGATTGTAAACTTACTAAACCATTCAAATTAGTTGAACAATCTAATTCTTTTACTAATTCTTTTACTTTAGAACCGTGGATTACTTTTACATTGCAGAATGAAATTATGCTTCATTCAGATAGTATACTTACTATAGTAGATCCTATTCCAGAACTTCTTTCCAAATACTTTGAAATGATTGCCTGATGAGATTTTATACAAACGTTCAAATGGTCGGGGATCATTTCTTGGTTCGTGGTTATGAAGATGGAAAACACTTTATGACCCGTGAGAAATTTAACCCGACTCTTTTTGTCCCTTCTAATAAAAAAACTAAATATCAGACTTTGAATGGGGAGTATGTTGAATCAGTTCAACCTGGTTCTGTTCGTGACTGTCGTGAGTTTATCAAACGATATGAGGGCGTAGAAAACTTTAAAATTTATGGAAATACTGGATACATTTATCAGTACATTTCTGAAATGTATCCTGAAGAGGAACTAAAGTTTGATATTAGTAAGATTAAAGTTACTACTCTTGATATCGAGGTTGCATCAGAGAATGGATTCCCTGATGTAGAATCTGCCGCAGAGGAAGTACTTCTTATTACTATTCAAGATTATTCTTCTAAGAAAATCCGTACTTGGGGGCAAGGTCCTTTCAAAAATCAACAGAAAAATGTTGAATATCGTTCTTTCTCCAGTGAATATGACCTCCTTAATGACTTTATTAATTGGTGGATGGTTGAAAGCAATACTCCAGAAGTTGTGACTGGGTGGAACAGTGAACTTTACGATATTCCATACTTGGTTCGTCGTCTGGATCGTGTTCTGGGTGAGAAACTGATGAAGCGTATGTCTCCTTGGGGTCTTGTGACTGAAAGTGAGATCTACATCGCAGGTCGCAAGCATATTTCATATGATGTGGGTGGTATTACTCAACTTGATTATCTTAACCTCTATAAGAAGTTTACTTATAAGGCACAAGAATCCTATCGTCTGGATCACATTGCAAATGTGGAACTGGGGCAGAAGAAACTAGATCACTCTGAGTTTGATACATTTAAGGATTTCTACACTAAAGGGTGGCAGAAGTTTGTAGAGTATAATATCATTGACGTTGAACTTGTTGACCGTCTGGAAGATAAGATGAAACTGATTGAGCTTGCAATCACGATGGCATATGATGCAAAAGCAAACTATGCTGATGTGTTCTCACAAGTGCGGATGTGGGATACAATCATCTATAACTACTTGAAGGAAAGGAACATTGTAATTCCTCCCAAAGAGAAGTCTGATAAAGATTCCAAGTATGCAGGTGCCTATGTGAAGGAACCCATTCCTGGAAAATATGATTGGGTTGTGAGTTTTGACTTGAACTCACTGTATCCTCACCTCATTATGCAATACAACATCTCACCAGAAACTCTTTTGGATGAGAGGCACCCGACTGTGACTGTGGATAAGATCCTGAACCAGGACATTACATTTGAACTGTATAAGGATAAGGCAGTGTGTGCGAACGGAGCAATGTTCCGTAAGGATGTACGTGGATTCCTTCCTGAACTGATGGAGAAGATCTATCAGGACCGCACCATCTACAAAAAGAAAATGCTTGCGGCAAAACAAGAGTATGAAAAGAAAAAGACAAAGGAACTGGAAAAAGAGATTGCTAGGTGTAACAACATCCAAATGGCGAGGAAGATTCAACTTAACTCTGCTTATGGTGCTATCGGCAATCAGTATTTCCGTTATTACAAACTAGCAAACGCTGAGGCAATCACCTTGTCTGGTCAGGTATCTATCCGTTGGATTGAAAACAAGATGAATGCCTATCTAAACAAGATTCTCAAAACTGATGGAGTTGATTATGTTATTGCTTCAGATACTGATTCTATTTACCTTAATATGGGTCCTCTGGTTGAAACTGTATACAAGGGAAGAGAGAAAACTACTCAAAGCGTTGTTTCGTTCCTTGATAAGATCTGTCAGGTGGAACTTGAGAAGTATATTGAAGGTTGCTACCAAGAACTGGCTGAGTATGTGAATGCTTATGATCAGAAGATGCAGATGAAGCGTGAGAACATTGCCGAACGTGGAATCTGGACCGCCAAAAAGCGTTATATCTTGAATGTGTGGGATAGTGAGGGTGTTCGTTATGAAGAACCCAAACTGAAGATTATGGGCATTGAGGCAATCAAATCTTCAACTCCTGCCCCTTGTCGCAAAATGATTAAGGATGGTCTCAAGTTGATGATGAGTGGAACTGAAGAAGATGTAATTGAGTTTATTGATCAATGTCGTGAGAACTTTAAAAAACTTCCTCCAGAAGAGATTGCATTCCCAAGAACTGCCTCTGATGTTCGTAAGTATGCGGCATCATCAACCATTTATGCCCATAAAACTCCTATTCATATTCGTGGGGCACTTCTTTTTAATCATTATATAAAGGAAAAGAAATTGACTAATAAGTACTCACTAATTGCTAATGGTGAAAAAGTTAAGTATATTTTTCTCAAAAAACCAAATATAATTCATGAAAATGTTATTTCCTTTATTCAGGAATTTCCAAAAGAACTTGGACTTGACAAATACATAGATTATGAATTACAATTTGAAAAGAGTTTCATAGATCCACTCAAATCTATTCTTGATGTGATTGGATGGAATGTGGAAAAAACTGTAAACATTGAATCATTTTTTAACTGATGGATTTTCTTAAAGATATTGTAAAAGAAATTGGTGGTGAGTATACACAACTTGCTTCTGATATTGATGAGACTGAGACTTATGTTGATACGGGTTCGTACATTTTTAATGCACTGGTTTCAGGTAGCATATTTGGTGGTGTATCTGGGAATAAGATTACTGCTATTGCTGGAGAGTCTTCTACTGGAAAGACTTTCTTCTCTCTCGCTGTGGTTAAGAATTTTCTTGATACTAACCCCACTGGTTATTGTCTCTACTTTGATACTGAAGCTGCCATCACTAAATCTCTTTTAGAGTCGCGTGGAATTGATACTTCTCGTCTTGTTGTGGTTAATGTTGTTACTGTAGAAGAGTTCCGTGGAAAGGCACTCAAGGCAGTAGACCTTTATATGAAAAAACCAGAAGCAGAACGTAATCCTTGTATGTTTGTGCTAGACTCACTGGGTATGCTTTCTACCAGTAAGGAGATTAATGATGCACTGAATGATAAAGAAGTTCGGGATATGACTAAATCACAACTTATTAAAGGTGCTTTCCGTATGCTCACTCTCAAGTTGGGGCAGGCAAATATTCCTATGATCGTGACTAATCACATATATCAAGTCATAGGATCTTATGTTCCTACGCAAGAAATGGGAGGGGGGGCAGGTCTTAAATACGCTGCTTCTACTATTATTCATTTAGGTAAAAAGAAAGAAAAAGATGGAACAGAAGTTATTGGAAACATTATTAAGGCAAAGAGTGTTAAGTCCAGATTGAGTAAAGAAAATCAGGATGTTGAGATTCGTCTTTATTATGATGAGCGTGGTCTTGATCGTTACTATGGTCTTCTGGAACTTGGTGAGATTGGTGGACTTTGGAAAAATGTAGCAGGTCGATATGAAATTAATGGTAAGAAAATTTACGGAAAAGAAATTCTTAAAAATCCAAAAGAATATTTTACTGATGAAGTTATGGAAAAACTTGATGAGATTGCCCGACAAGAGTTTTCTTATGGGTCTAAAAAATAATATAAATAACTATGGTTACTAACCATACTTTATGTTTATAGATACTCATCATATTGTTCCAAAATACGAAGGTGGAACTGATGATCCAAATAATTTAGTTAAACTTCCAAGAAAACTTCATCAGGAAGTTCATTATCGTCGTTGGTTGGTGTATAAAAATCTATCAGATTTATATGCTTTCCAACTTCTTGGTGGAAATTTATCTGATGATGAATTGGATAAGATTTACAATGATCAAGTTAATCGTTGTAGGCGAGATAGTAAAAAATTAACGGAGGCGAGGTTGAGTTCAAAAAACTGGAGACAGGCACACCAGTCTGAGGAATATAAGCAAAAAAAGAGAGAGCAAAGTTTGTTATTGAATCAACTAGGAAAAATAAATTCGCCAGAATCATCGTTACTTATAAGCAAGATAAAACAATCTGCAATAAATTATAATTCTAAAAGAATATCAGTTTATGGTATAATATGGGAAGATTCTTCCAAGTGTTTTAGAAATGGTGGGGCAAAGGGTCTAACTTTAAGACAATTAAGGTATAGGGCAAAAAGTGGAAATTATCCAAATATTTTTTATGTGAACAGTGATAATGAGGTAAATAATGGAACGAATTGAGACGACCATTCTCCGAAATTTAGTATTTAATGAAGACTACTCACGCAAGGTCATACCTTTCATTCAACCAGATTATTTTGAGCAAAAAACCGAAAAGGTTATTTTTGAGGAAATTGTCCAATTTATTGTTAAATATGGTTCGGCAATCACAGTCGAAGCACTTAATATTGAAGTAGAAAATCGTACAGATTTAACGGAAGATCAAATCAAGGAAATCAGGGAGATTAATAGATCTCTCAATGATTCTCCAGTGGAAAACCGATGGTTGCTTGATACTACTGAAAAATGGTGTCGTGATCGTGCCATCTATCTCGCACTTATGGAATCAATCCATATTGCTGATGGCAATAGTAAAGACAAGAATCGTGATGCCATTCCTACTATTCTTTCCGATGCACTTGCTGTAAGTTTTGACAATAACATTGGGCATGATTACCTTCAAAATTATGAAGAACGGTATGACTTTTATCACAAAAAGGAGGATAAAATTGAATTTGATCTTGAATATTTTAACAAAATTACGAAAGGTGGTCTCCCTAACAAAACTCTCAATATCGCTCTTGCTGGTACGGGTGTCGGGAAATCTCTATTCATGTGCCATATGGCTAGCTCCGTCTTGCTCCAAGGACGGAACGTTTTGTACATTACGTTGGAAATGGCAGAAGAGCGTATTGCTGAAAGAATTGACGCAAATCTTTTGAATGTGCCTATTCAACAGTTGACCGATCTTCCGCGTCAAATGTTTGAAAATAAGGTAACAAACATTGCAAAGAAAACTCAAGGAACTCTTATAATTAAGGAATATCCAACTGCATCTGCTCATAGTGGACACTTTAAAGCACTTCTTAATGAACTTGCACTTAAGAAGTCATTTAGACCTGATATTATTTTCATCGATTACCTTAATATTTGTTCTTCCAGTAGGTATAAGTCAAATCTCTCTGTTAATTCTTATTCGTATATTAAGGCAATTGCAGAAGAACTTCGTGGACTTGCAGTTGAATTTAATGTTCCAATTGTTTCCGCTACCCAGACTACTCGTAGTGGTTATGGTAGCTCTGATGTTGAACTTACTGATACTTCTGAATCCTTTGGTCTTCCTGCTACTGCTGATCTTATGTTTGCCCTTATTAGCACAGAGGAACTTGAGCAACTTGGACAAATTATGGTAAAACAGTTAAAAAATAGATATAATGATCCTACAATCTACAAGCGTTTTATTGTAGGTATTGATAGGGCAAAAATGCGTCTTTATGATTGTGAACAAACTGCCCAAAAGGATATACTTGACTCTGGGCAGGAAGAGGAGTATAATAGAGATGAAGACAAAAAACCAAAAAAATCGTTTGAAGGATTTAAATTTTAATGGAAAAAGCAAAACACGTTAATTTTGATAAGTATGCAGAGTTTGTGGATGCCGTAACGTCTGATGCATCTAAAGACTTTCTTGCACTCTCTGATCGTCTTGTTGCTTTGGATGAGAAAGGTGCTAACATTGAGCGTCTTCTGACCGCTGCCGTTGGCATCAATGCTGAAGGTGGCGAGTTTATGGAGATTGTAAAGAAAATGATCTTTCAAGGCAAACCTTTTAATGAGGATAATCGTGATCATTTGATTACCGAACTTGGAGATACTATGTGGTATGTTGCCCAGGCTTGTATGGCACTTGATGTAACCATTGATGATGTAGTTGCTCGTAATGTGCAAAAACTTCTCAAGCGTTATCCTGAAGGTGCTTTTGATGTTTACTTCTCCGAAAACCGTGCTTCTGACGACCGATGACTAAAGAAAAGAAAGTAACAATTAAAATGGATGTTCGCACTGCTGCTGCAGTTCGTCAAGTGCTTTTTGAATCTCAAAAAGGATATACTTATGATGATGTAAGTGTTCCTCCACGTATTTCTGATATTCGTTCTGTTATCAGAGATATTGATGATAATATTGAATCAGTGCTTGGTGTTGAAT